CCGGTAACTCACTTTAGAAATATATTTTCTGCAACAGGATTCTCTGCAGCTAATGGTATCTTTTTTGAAAACCCTGCAGTAGTTGCTAAAGCTTTTAATGAAGCTCTTAAAACAGTGGAACCAGGTGTAGGTATTAAAAAATTTGCATCTAAATACACACCTTACAAATATAGTGAACAAGAATTTCAAAACGCATACAGAAAATTTTTAAGATTAGGTGTTGTTAACTCACAAACAAACGTAAACGATTTTAAAAATATATTAGGAGATATAGGTTACGGTGGTAATTTAAATTTAGAAAAACCATTAGAGTCTATGGGTAGAAAACTTTTAGGTTCAGCTGGACGTGGAGCTAAAGCTTTTATGAAAGGTGCTGAAGATTTATACACAGCTGAGGATGATATGTTTAAGATAGCTAACTTTGCTGTTGAAAGATACAGATTAAAAAATGCATATGGTAGAGCTGGTAAAGAATTTACAGAAGAGATGTTAGATAATGAAGCAGCGGACATTGTAAGAAATACAGTTCCAAACTATGCTTATGTATCAGATACTGTTAGAGCATTAAGACGTCTACCTCTTGGTACCTTTATGTCTTTCCCATCTGAGATATTAAGAACAACAACTAACATTGGTCAAAGAGCTATCAAAGAAATAAAAGATCCAGCGTTAAGAAACATTGGTATTAAAAGATTACTAGGTATGACAACTGTATTAGCTGCAGCGCCTTATGGAATACAAAAAGGTTTTCAATCTTTATACGACGTTACCAACGAAGAACTCGAAGCTATTAAAAGATACTTACCTAAATGGTCAGAGAACTCAACTATTCTACCTATCAGAGATGAAGAAACAGGTGAATTAAAGTACATCGATTTTAGTCATGGTAATGCATACGACGTAGCTATTAGACCATTACAAACTTTATTAAATAATATTCAAAATGGAATTGAAGATGAAGAAGTTTTAATGAAAGGTTTATTACAAGGTATGGCAGAATCTGCTGGTGAGCTTGCATCACCATTTATATCTGAATCTATTTACACAGAAGCACTAACAGATTTAACATTAAGAAATGGTGTAACAGATGATGGTAGAGCATTATGGAATGACAACACTCCAGGTGGTGACAAAATTAAAATTGGTATTGATCACCTTGCACAATCAATGCTACCTTTTTCATATCCACAGTTAACAAGATTATACCAAGCAGCAGCAGATAAACCATCAAAGCGTGGTGAGTTCTTTGAATTACCAGATGAGCTTTTAGGTTTTGCTGGATACAGAGCTGTTAAGTTAGATCCTGTTAGAGCAATGGGATTTAAGATTGCTCAATATCAAAGAGGACTTAGAGAAGCTAGAGGTTTATTTACAGGTGGTGCAGACTCATTATTATCTGGAGGACCTAAAACTCCTGTAGAAGTTATTGATAAATTTATTAAAGCAAACAAAGCAAGATTTAATGTACAAAAAAATATGTTAAAAAATATTGAAGCTGCAGACATACTAGGTGCAGATGAAGATGATATATTTAAAGAGTTTAAAGATAGACAATTAAGAGGAGATTTTAAAGATTTAACTAATGATAGATTTGATCCTTACTATCCATCAAAAAATATTAGACAAGAGTTTGAAGAAATTGCAGAAAGAATTGGAGAAGAGAATCCATTTGAAGAAGTAGAAGATATACTATTAGATATCAGAGATGATTTAAGAGACTTATCTTTTCAAGATCAATTTGATATTGATATTACAGATTACATAACAGATGATATGTTTTCTGCAGGAATACAAACACCACCTTTACCAGGTGCAGTAACTTCAGCAATGCCTAACCCACAGGTAATACAAACAGCGCAAGCTAACATAGGCAATGTGCCTAATAATGGGGGATTGACAGCCACTGAAATGGCTTTATTATCTCCAGAAGAACAACAAATAAGGTTAAGACAACGTGGAATGATTTCATAATGATTGAACCCGAAACTCAAAGAGAACATATTATTTCATTGCAAGGACATATGACAGGTATGAAAAAAGATTTAAAACATCTTCATGAAGATGTAGAAAAATTGGGAGGCAAGATAGATAAAATCTATTGGGTAGTTTTGGCTACGGTGGGGGCTGTAGCTTTTCAGTTGTTAGAGAAATACGTGTTTTAAATCCAGGCTTTTAAATCTTCGCCCATAATTTCAGTGGCGATATTTACTTTGTTTCGTAAAGCTTTAACTATTTTTGTATCAACTGTATCTTCAGTTATAATATCAATGTAAGTCATTGGATATTCTTGTCCAATACGATCTATTCTAGCTTCTGATTGTAAACGTTTTTCAAGGTCATAACCATTTGAAAAATAAACCATTGTGCTAGCAGCAGTTAATGTGATACCATATCCGCCGGTTTGAGTAGTACCTACAAAAAATCTACAGTTGTCATCTTCTTGAAACTTCTTTATATTATCTTGTCTTTTTTCTTGAGGTGTTAAACCATAATAGTCTACAACAACATCATCTCTTTCATATTTTTTTCTAATAGCTTTTAAGATTGTATCTACATCTTTTTGATAGTTAGACCATATAACAACTTTACCTTCTACTTCTGATAATATTTCCATTAGTTCTGTTATTCTATGGTTAGGTATATTTTGTATTGAACCATCATCAGCTGTAAAATGACCACAAGTAATTTGATGTAGTCTCATTAATTGTACCATAACATTATTAGTAGTTAATGCTTTGCCTTCTAATTCAGCCATTGCATATTTTTTCATAGCTTTGTAAACTTTTTCTTGTTGAGGTGTCATTGTTATTTCACGTTTCATAAATGTTTTAGGGGGTAAATCTAAACAATCATCTTTCAATACCCGCATAGAAAAAGGTTCAATTAATGATGATAGTTCTCCAAGATTTCTGTGTCCTACAACTACATTAACACTACGAGAACCTAGATTAATAGATTTCATTACAGAGTATCTAGCTCTAAAATCATAATAAGAATCTGTCTTTAAGAGCCAGGACCCAAGGAACTCACATTGACTATATAAGTCTAGGGGTGAATTAGTTACAGGTGAACCTGTTAGTATTCTTCTGTATTTAGCAAGATGTTTTAGTTTTAAAATATTTTTAGTTCTATTAGCAGTGGGTGTTTTTATACTAGTAGACTCATCAATAGCCATCATTGCATTGTGTGAACTTAAAAATCTACGTGCAAATTCTTTACCAAAGTCATACGAAAAAGCTTCTACATTCATAATTAATACATGAAAATCTGTCCCTGTTTGGAATAATGTATTTAATTTTTTTATTTGTTCATGGGTTTTATCTGAAGATTTCCATAGAACTACCTTTCTATTTATATAGTCTGGTAAGTGAACAGGTATTTGATCTTCATACCAATTTTTATATACACCTTTAGGAGCTATTAATAATAACCCATTTATTTTGCCTTGATTATAAAGCATAGCTGCATTATCAATTAATACTTTAGATTTACCTGTACCCATCTCCATAAAATAAGCGAAGTATTCTTGTTCCCAAGAACGCTCTAAAGCTTTACGTTGATGAGCATATGGCTCAGTTTTAAATTTATAGTTTAACATTTACTTATCTTTCTAAAAAGGTATATAATACTTAAAAAGAATAAAGTCAATGCAAATAAAAGATCATAAACCCAGAGTGACCCCCAGCGACCCAAAAGTATATTTAGTTCAAGAAATACCTGTGTTTAGAGAATATGAAAATCCAGAAAAAGCTGGTAAACCTAAGATAGATATTACCCCTGCATTAAAGTATGGCCAAATTAAGATCATGTTTCCACGTTTAAAACAAATGCAATTTTCACCAGGACCAATGGTAATGGAAATAAAAAATTCATTAAAAAATTTTACAACTGACGATTATTTATTATTGTATGGGGACCCTGCAATAATTGGTGTGGTGTGTGCCGTAGCTTCCGACATTACTAATGGTAAATTTAAATTGTTAAAATATGATAGAAGACAATTTTCTTATTATCCAATTGAATTAAATATTTTTCAAAACTAGTTGACAATAAAAATAAGATCTCTATATAGGATAGTGCAAATATAAATTTAAACTATTAAACTATTAAGGAGTAACATGACGATAAATCTTAGAGCTGATGCGCCTAGTCAGGTGACACAGACTGACCCTCAAAAACTTTCTGAAGAAATTAAAAAACTTCAAGACATCCAACAAGAAATACAAAATTATAAAGATAGAATAAAAGATTTAGAAGAGAGTGAGAAATATTTTTCTCAAGTAGTAATTCCAGATTTGATGAATGCTATGAATCTTAAAACTATGAAATTAAAAGATGGTTCTGAAATAGAAATATCTAATAAATTTTTTGCTTCTGCTCTAGCAGCTAAAAGACCAGAGGCATATCAATGGCTTCGAGATAACGGACTAGGCAACATTGTGAAAAATGAAATCACAGTGAGGTTTGGAAAGGACGAAGATAACAAGGCGACGCAATATGCTACCCTTGCAAGAGGACAAGGTTATGAACCGGAACAAAAAGTTGCTGTTCATGCCGGAACCCTTAGAGTTGCTCTGGAGGATCTCCATTCACGTGGTGGACAAATTCCTTCAGAGTACTTCAGTACGTTTGCTGGATATCAAACGAAAATAACTAACAAACCAAAACAATAGACTAACAAAGGAGAAAATATGGAAAGTCAAGTAGCAAAGAAAGCTAATGCAGGTGCATTAGCAACTATCAATCTCAGAGCAGACTCTGGTAAAGGAGCTGAAGAGATTAAATCAGATGACGTATCAACACCGATTCTGAAAATCTTACATCAGCTGTCACCAGAATGTAATGAGAGAGATGCCAAGCATGTAGAAGGAGCTAAACCTGGTATGATTTATGCATCAGGGTTTGGTAAACTTATAGATGGGCAAGAGGGATTAGATATAATAATTGCTCATGCTCAAACTAGGTATCCTGAATGGCAGGAGAGAGGCGATAGTGCTTCAGCTCCAGTAGGAACTCATTTAGAGATTCCAGCCGATGCTGTTGAAGAGAAGAACGGAAGATACAGATTACCAAACGGTAATTATGTTGAGAAGACTGCATACTTTTATGTACTAGCAATGGTAGATGGAGAGTTAAAACCTGCAGTTATCCCAATGAGATCTTCTAACTTATCTCCAGCGAGGGAACTAAATAACCTTATCAAGAATCTAAGATTCACAGATGATCAAGGTTCATTTAACCCTGCAAGTTATTCAGCTGTGTATAAATTAAACACAATGGGTAAGACTGCGGGTAGCAAAAGTTGGCATGTCTACAAACCATCAAGGGTAAGAAATCTTGATGTAAGTGATAAAGATGATGCGTCTGTGTATGAGATAGCAGCACAACTTCAGAAACAAGTTTCTAAAGGAACTGCTAAACCTAAATACGACGCTAGTCAAAAGCAACAAGACATAGTATAATACATTGTTATAACAGCGGCGCTGAAGGGAGACTGGAGGCGCCGTGTAAATTATGAAAGAATTTAGAAAATATTTTAGTGGATTAGAAAGAGACTTTGGTTTCTGTAATGTTAACAATGGTTATCATGATCCACAAACAAATAAATTAAAATTTGATCCAGGTGATTATGGCTGGTCTAAAAGAAATATATCTGATCAAGATTATCAAGACCATTTAGATGGTAAACGTGCAATAGGTATACAAGCATGTGATGATACTGGTATGGCTAGCTTTGGTGCAATAGATATTGATCCAGCAGATTACTCTAGTTTTGATATTCAACATTACTTAAAAATAATAGAAGATAAAAATTTACCTGTCATACCTATTAAATCAAAAAGTAGTGGACTTCATATTTATGTATTTACAAAAGAAAAAGTACCTGCAACTTTAATCAGAGAATTTTTACAAAACTTATTATTCTTATTTGGTCTATCATCAAAGACAGAAATATTTCCTAAACAAACACAACTAGGTATGAATCAAGATAATGTTAGAACTTCTGGATCATTTATTAACTTACCTTATTTTAAGAAAACAGAACGTAAAGCATTATTACCTGATGGAAAAGAATTAGAGTTTGAAGATTTTATAAATGTAGTCAAAGATAATTTACAAACAAAAGATTCATTAAAAGAAGTATCAAATAAAAAAGTAAAAGAAATATTAACTGGTGGTCCAGAAGATTTATTAGATGGTCCTCCATGTTTACAGATGATATGCAAACAGGTTCAGGAATCAGGGAACAAACTAAGTGACGAAAGAGATAGATTTTTATTTAACTACATGGTGTTTGTTAAAAAGAAACATAAAGATGATTGGAAGAAAAAATTATTACAAGCAGCTAGAGATTTTATAAAGTATGACGATACCTGGGGTGATGACAAAGTAAATCAAAAGATAAAAAGTTGGGACAAAGATACTGCAGGGCACACTTGTCATGACTTACCTATCTCTTCTTATTGTGCAAAAGGAACTTGTCTTAAAAGAAAATTTGGTATTGGCAGTCATCAAGAAAGTAGTTGGCCTCAAATATCAGGTTTAATTAGAATAGGATATAAACCAGATCCAGAATATTTTTTTAACGTAGAGTTATCTGATAGTAAAGTTGTTCAAATACACGCAAAACATATTAAAAAGATATCAGAAATGAAAGAGATGAGAGCGCTCATAGCAGACCAAACATCTGTATTTCCTCCCATCATTAAGAATAATGAATATCAGCCTATCCTGGACGCTCTATGGGCCACTAAAGAGGATATTAAGCCACCTGCTGGTACTAATCCTATTGAAATGTTAAAGAAATATTTAGAAGATTATGTAAATGGACCTGAAGCTAAAACATATGCTTCATTTAAAAGTGGGGCTGTACTAAAAGATGATGAGTTTTATTACTTTGATTATGATAAATTCTATGAGGAGATCAAAAGAAATGAATGGAACCAAGACAGACCTAGAACAGGTACTCTGGTTAAGACCTATTTCAAAGGTGAGTTTGGTATTCAAAAAAGATTTCCTAAAGGAGAAAGCGAGAAGTCATTTCCACCAGTAAGATGTTTAAAAATACCTGCCGGTGATTTGATGAAAGAAGAAATACCAGACGAAACAATAACAATAGAAGATAAGGAGAATATAGTATGACGAAAGCACCAAGTGTATTCGTATGTATGCCTACATATGATACAATGCAAGTGGCAACATGTTTATCATTAATAAAATTAATGGATAAATTTACACAAGCAAAAATTAAATCAACAATAAGTACATTTAAATGTCCTTACGTAGGTTATGGAAGAAATATTTTATCAGCCATGTTTATGGCTTCAGATTTTGACTATCAATTATTTGTAGATGCTGATGTAGAATTTGATCCTAAAGATGTTGGTAGAATGATAATTGCTGATAGAGATATGGTATGTGTTCCATATAGAAAAAAAACACACGACAACACAATAAAATTTTCTGTAGCATTTGAAAATTTTAATGACATCAATATAGATAAACATGGTTTAACAGAAATTATAGGTGGGCCAGCAGGCTTAACTTTAATTAAAAGAACTGTTTATAAATCTTTAATAGAAAGACATCCAGAGTTAAAAATAAATGCAGCTACTGGTATATCGGATGAAGCTAAAAAATATATGTATAATTTTTGGGAAAACACATTTGATTCTAAACAAGGTCATTGGTTTGGAGAAGATGTATCTTTTTGTAATCTAGCAAGAAATGCTGGACATAAATTTTATGCAGTGGTTGATGGAGTAACAACTCATCATGGTAATTTTGGATACAAAGGATCATTAATTGATTCATTTAAGAAAGCTGATGAAAAAACCAATTAAAATATTTGGCCCACCTGGTACAGGTAAAACGTTTAGATTAATTCGTAGAGTTAATGCTTACATTAGAACGGGTACACCTTATCATAAAATAGGTTATTTTGCTTTTACAAGAAAAGCAGCAGGTGAGGCTAGAAAAAGAATTGGTGTAGATGAAAAACAAGCTCCCTACTTTCAAACTCTTCATGCATTTTGTTTTCATTTATTAAATAAATCTGAAGAAGATATTATTCAACCACATCACTATGAAGATTTAGGTAAAATGTTAAATGTAAGAGTTAACTTTACAGATAAATACAACGAAGAAGAAACACATTTTTTAACTTGTAATAATCCTTATTTTCAAATGATACAGAAAGCAATTAACAAAGGCATTAGTATTAGAGAAGAGTATGATCTTAATGATCACGATAGAAAAGATATATACTGGCCCACTCTTAAACACATTGATTTAAACTTACAGGAATATAAAAAGAAAAATCATTTGTTAGACTTTAATGATTTAATTACTCAAACTATTGAGTGTAATAAAATACCTAAATTTAAAGCTATTTTTATTGATGAAGCACAAGATTTATCTCCATTACAATGGAAACTATATGATAAATTAAAAGAGAGTTGTGATGATATGTATTTAGCCGGTGATGATGACCAAGCTATTTTTGCCTGGGCTGGAGCTGATGTTAATAGATTTATAAAAGAACCTGCCATAGAAAAAGTTTTAAGATATTCAAGAAGAGTATCTAAAGCTGTACAACAACAATCTCAAATAGCAGTGGATCGTATAGCAGGCATCAGGAAACATAAAGAATATTTGCCTAGAGAAGAAGAAGGTCATGCTCAACACATAAATAATTTAGGACAAGTGGATCTTACTAAAGGTAAGTGGTTAATTCTTACAAGAACTAAAAGTAATTTATTGGAGATAGCTAAGGAATTAAAATCTAAAAATATTTATTATCAAACTAACAAAGGTAAAAGTTTTAATGTTGGAATGTATAATGCAGCCGTGGCTTACACAAAATGGACCATTGAAGGCATCCTATCAGAGAAAGAAATTAATGATGTCAAAGAATATATTCCCAATGGCAATTGGAATTCTGAAAAAAATTGGTATGATATCTTCGTTGGTGATCAGAAAGAAATACTTTATATTCGAAATATAATTTTTGGGGGTGAAAAACTTTCTGAAAATGCAAGGGTTTGGTTATCTACAATTCATGCAGCCAAAGGTGGTGAAGAAGACAATGTAATATTATCTTTACATCAAGGTGGTAAAGTACAGAAAAGTATTCGTCTAAGTGTTGACAAACAAGATGAAGAGAATAGAGTATGGTACGTGGGTGTCACAAGAGCTAGAAATAATTTATATAAATTAAAGGCAAAAAAAATATTAAAGGAATACCAATTATGATGGAGTATGCATATAGTTTTTATTATTGGGGTCCATTACTTTTTAAAACCAAATTAAAAGCAGAAGATTTACTTAAAATAAAACATCTTTGTAAAAAAGATTCTGCAAAAAAATATGTAGAATATTTAGCTGGTGATATTGAACATGAATATCAAATTGATAAAATAATTTTAGATAAAATCTTACAGCCTTACATGACTTTATTTAAAGAAGCATATTCTAATTGGTACAAAAAAGATATAGATGGTAATATATATGTCACTAATGCCTGGGTTAACTACATGAAACCAGGGGACTATAATCCTATTCATACTCATGACAAATGTGATTTTTCTGCTGTGGTATATATTGATATTCCAGAAGAACTTCGAAAAGAAATAAATGAATATAAAGGTCAGAGTGACGGACCAGGTGCAATTAATTTTTTATACGGAGAATTTAATCCATATTTTATTTCACAAATTTGTGGCAAACCTAATGTAGCGGAACTTTATATGTTTCCATATGGATTAAGGCACATGGTAAACCCACATAAATCTAACTGCGAAAGGGTATCTGTTGGTATTAATTTCGCTATAAAAGGAGAAAGACATGACACATAAAGATATATTTGAAGAATCGTTTCCACAATACACCCAGGTAGGCGGGAATCACTATACCAAGTTTCCTATTCAACCTTATGAATTTATTTCTAAAAATGATTTATCATTTTTCCAGGGCAATGTTGTAAAGTACGTTTGTAGGTACCAAAGAAAAGGCGGGGTTGAAGATCTTAAAAAGATTGTGCACTACTGTCAACTAGAAATGTTAAAAATGAAAGATACACAAAAGAAAAAATAATGCCTAACAGAAATTTTTTTAAAAAAAATATAAAAGTAGCTAAACATAAGTTTCGTTTAGAAATATATCCTGCATTAGTTGATTGGGAAATATTTCCACACACTTATGAAGCTGCTTTGTTTGCATTTAGTAATAAAAAAAAATTAAATAAAATAGTAGAAAAGAGATATGTATATGAGAAGCTTTGATCCATTTATATATCAGAACGTATTTCATGAGTATATGTTAGAAGTTAAACAAGATGAAATAGATACACTTCATACATTATTAGAAGACTTACCTATAACTAAAGAACATGATCATGATTTAGGTCAAAGAACTTTATATGGTAAAGAAAATGTTTTAGATATACCTGCACTAGTTAATTTAAAAAAACAAATAACAACTATTTTAAATGTACATAATTTACTTTTAACTAACAATTGGGCTCAATTATATAATAAAAATAATCAACACACGGTACATAATCATCCTTCTTCTGTTTGGTCAGGGATAGTATATTTAAATCCTAGTGTGGCATCACCTACTATATTCTATGATAGAGAGTTTAAACATTACACACACGCTTTTACAAAAAATCAGTTTTTATTATTTCCATCTTATATTCCACATGAGGTAGCTAGAGTAAATAAAGATGAACAAAGATTAATAATATCATTAAATACAAAGGAAAAAACAAATGAAAATACCTAAGTACCTTACACAGACGGAATGGGTAATGCCTACAGAATATCCTGATTTAAGAGATTATGATGAGATTGCAATTGACTTAGAAACAAGAGATCCTGATTTAAAATCAAAAGGTTCTGGTGCCGTTAGTGGTAATGGTGAAGTGGTTGGTATTGCTATCGCTACATATAATGACAGATGGTATTTTCCAATTGCTCATGGTGAAGCTCCTAACATGGACAGAAAGAAAACTTTAGAATGGTTTAAAGATATTTGTGAATGCCCTGCTACAAAAATATTTCATAACGCAATGTATGACGTATGTTGGATACGTAATTTAGGTATAAAAATCAATGGTTTAATCGTAGATACTATGATTGCATGTTCTGTTTTAGATGAAAATAGATTTGCATATACACTTAATGCTTTGTCATGGTTTTATCTAGGTGAAGGTAAAAATGAAAGAGCTTTGAATGAAGCTGCAAAGTCAAGAGGACTTGATCCAAAAGCTGACATGTGGAGATTACCTGCAAGTGAAGTAGGAGCTTATGCTGAAAAAGATGCTGAGTTAACTTTTAAACTTTGGCAACATATGAAAAAATTATTAATAGAAGAAGACTGTCAACAAATATTTAATTTGGAGACTGATTTGTTTCCTTGTTTGGTTGATATGCGTTACCTAGGGGTGCGGGTAGACGTGACAAAAGCCAATCAATTAAAAAAAGAATTAACCAGAAAAGAAGAACGATTAATACACCAAATAAAAATAGACACAGGAATAGAAACTCAAATATGGGCCGCAAGGAGTATTCAAAAAGTTTTTGAGAAATTAAACTTACCCTTTGATAAAACTGAAAAAACAGGTGCGCCTTCATTTACTAAAAATTTCCTCTCTATGCATCAACATCCTACAATTAAGATGATAGCAGAAGCTAGAAAAATAAACAAGGTTAATACAACTTTTATAGATACTATATTAAGGCATGAATATAATGGTAGAATACACGCAGAAATAAATCAAATTAGATCTGATGATGGAGGTACAGTTACAGGGAGATTTAGTTATTCTAATCCAAACTTACAACAGATACCTGCAAAAGATCCAGAGACAGGTCCATTAATTAGAAGTTTATTTTTACCTGAAGAAGGTTGTAAGTGGGGTACGTTTGATTACTCACAACAAGAACCAAGATTAGTTACAGAGTATGCATTAAGATTTAAACTTGCATCTGTAAATGAAATTGCTGATTCATATGATCATAATTCTAACGCTGACTTTCACCAGTTGGTAGCAGACATGGCTAAGATTCCAAGATCACAAGCCAAGGTAATTAACTTAGGTTTGTTTTATGGTATGGGTAAAGCTAAACTTATGGCAGAGTTAGGTGTAAGTAAAACTAAAGCTGATGAAATTTTTGGCATCTATCATAGTAAAGTTCCATTTGTAAAACAACTTACAAATAAACTTATGAGTGCAGCTCAACGAAATGGTAAAATTAAAACTATTTTAAATAGAAAATGTAGATTTCCTAAATACGAACCTATATTAAAAGGTAATGATTGGGGTAAATATATACCACCTCAAGATCATGAAAGAATGTTAGAACTACAAGCAATGGGTCCTCACATGAAAGATGATGAAGGAGAATTTATAGTTGATAAAGATGGTAATAAACAAAAAAATTATTGGCATGAAAATGATAGTCGTAGAGCTTTTACTTACAAAGCTTTGAATAAACTTATACAAGGATCAGCAGCTGACATGACAAAAAAAGCTATGTTAGACTTATGGAAAGAGGGTATTACACCACATATACAAATACATGACGAACTTGATATATCTGTTATAAGTGATGAACAAGCTGCAAAAATAAAAGATATAATGGAACATGCAGTTGATTTACAAATTCCCAATAAAGTGGACTACGAATCTGGTCCTAATTGGGGTAATATAAAATGATAAATTATGGCTTACTTAAACGCAAATATTCCTGTACAATACGCGCAAATAAAAAAGGAGTATTTATATGATCTTAAAAAACATCATGGAGAAGTTGAAGACTGTGTTATCTTTGGTCTTAGCGCTATTACAGGTAGGAGTATCTTATTCCATGCAATTATGGAGAACGGCGCTGTCTTTTATCGTCTCCCGATTTCTGCCTTCATACAGAGAGGTTTTGGACCGGAAAGTGTTCCGAAACGTAGACTGGATGAACTTCAGTTATGGAATTGTTTTAGTTATTATCCTGCTGTTACTAGTTGGGATATTTTAGACGGACAAGCTGGTAAATACATAGGAAAAGATAAAAAATGGCACCCAGGTAAATATTTATTTACTGTTGACTTCGCACATCCAGAGTCTAATATACTTGACACTGATCATTCAGAGATCCCGCACGAACATAAGTGCGCACACATTATTGCTCTCGATGATGGCAATTTTGCAGCACAACCTAACAACAGATGTATTTGGGACATACCTTCTTTTACTGTAAAAGATGAAATACCTGATTGGAAGGTGCAGACTAACGAGTGGAATGTAGAAGACACTGGTAAGTGGAAGACGGAAGACACAGATAATTTTTTCTACGAGATTGAGGAAAAGAAACATGATTAAACAACCGCAAGCAAAAATGTGTGATGACTGCGGACATAAAATAAGTCATCATGTACATGAAGGAATTAACAAGTGTGCTCACTGTGACTGCAGTTTGAGTCAGGCACCAGGAAACAAATGGTGGGAAAAAATTATAAGTTGGTTGACATAATGATAGAGGTAGCCAGGAATGAATTACTATTTTACCGGAATATTAATTGTATTACTTGTGCTAATGGCTTTCTTTATGGAACCGGGATA